CAATTTGCATATCCGGAAGTTTTTAGTGAATATTGTACTTTTGATCCAAAAATTGTGCATGTTGCAAAAGACAACTCAAAATATCAAGTATAATGCCAGTATTTACAAAAGACGATCAAAAAATACTTTATGTTCATGTTCCTAAGACAGCTGGCAGTTCTGTCTTGAATCTTTTTAAAGATAATGGATATGAAATATCTTATTTTGATGAGGGTTCTGTGAGACCATTTAAAGGTCTCTGTGGCTCTCAACACATTCATACTGAATTAATTAAAGAAGAATTTGATCTTTCTGAGTTTTCGTATATTTTTTCTATATATCGAGACCCTGTTGATAGACTTATTTCCGAATACACTTGGAGATGTTCTAAAGGTGGTCAAAGATATCCTAGTTTAAAATATTGGGTCGAATTAATATTTGATCTCTATGATCAAGATAACTATGTAAATGATAATCATATTAGACCTCAAAATGAATTTTATTTTGATGAATGTGATGTTTATGATTTTAATAGTATATCTTCTTTACCTAAAAAATTATCTGAAAAAATTAATTTAAATATATCTAAAGAACTTGGATATACAAACTCTTCAAAATATAAGTATGAGTTGACTGATAGATGTAAAAATATTATAATGGAATTCTATAACTCTGATTATAACTGGTTAAACACCAACAGTATTATTTAAAATGGATAAAAATAAATCAATCTTTAAATTAAAAGGAATAGCTCCCGTTTATTATATAAATCTTGATGATCAAGTAGATAGAAAAGAGTATATGGAATCCCAATTTAAATATTGGGGCGTAGAAAATTACGAACGTATATCTGCATATGATGGTAGAGATGATGATCTTAGTGATGTTATTAAAGGTAAGTATCCAGATAATATGACATCTGGAGAAGTTGGATGTGTAACATCACATTTAAAGGCTATATCACATTGGTATGAAACTTCTGATTCTCCATATGCAATTATGATGGAGGATGATTGTGATATGTCAATTATCAATAATTGGCCTTTTACTTGGAAAGGTTTGATATCAAGAGTTCCTTATGATTGGGATGTATTTCAACTTGCAATTATTAATCCACAACAAATGCATTTAAATATGCATATTAGATTTGTTAACGATTTTTCTACTGCTTGTTATGTAATTAATAGACATCATGCAGAAAAATTAATTAAATTTCATATTAGAGGTGACAAATATAAGTTAGACAATGGTGTTTCTCCCAGAGCTGTTGCTGATGATTTAATTTATAATTCTGGTAAAACTTATGCTATGCCAGTATTTTCTTATCAACTTAAGTTGGGTTCTTCCATCCATCCTGATCATGTAGATCAGTTCCATAAAAGTAGTAGAGATGCTGTAGTTGGTTTTTGGGAACAGAATGGATCAACTTTAGATGTTAATAATTTATTTAAAATTAATCCATATGGCGGTGGTTTACCAACAATCCAACAAACCGCTTGACAAAAATTTCACACTAAGGTATTATAAATAGGTGGACATGAATATTGATTCATGTCACATGACAGACGAATTCCCCAAATTTGAGCTAGTCTAGTCTGATAGGCCATCAGACAAATTCTATAACGGAGACATGTCGAGTCTCTTATCATCTGTGGGTAATCACTCCACAAGTAAAATTAAAAGGTATTCTAAAATGATTAAATCTGTATTCGCAGCTACTGCTGCTCTTTCTATGTCCGCTGGCGCTGCTTTTGCAGGTCCTTACGTCAATGTCGAGACAAATGCTGGATGGACCGGTTCTGAGTACAACGGTGCCGCTACTGATCTCCACGTTGGCTACGAAGGTGCCCTTGGAGAATCTGCTTCTTACTACGTCCAAGGTGGTGCTACCTACTTGACTCCTGATGGTGGAGACAATGAGGCTGTTCCTTCTGGTAAGGCTGGTCTTGGTGTTGGTCTAACTGACAACCTGGGCGCTTATGGCGAAGTCTCCTTTGTTGGTTCTGGAGATGAGGACATTGATCGTGGATACGGTGCTAAACTCGGTCTGAAGTACAACTTCTGATATCCGAAGAAGTAAAGGTAAATATATAATATTTCAAGGAGGGGGGTTTAAATACCCCCTTTTTTATTACCTATGAAAAAAATTATTTCTGCCACTTCTCATCCATTATTTGTTTTAAATTTTTTAATCATTGGATTTTTTATTGTGGTTGGTATGATCCACAATCATGCTCATCACACTATGGAGCTTGATGTTGATTCATATGTAAGAAAATGGTGTAAAAAAAATGACTCCAACCGACAGTCCTGTAAAAATTTTTCAGATCCATCCTACTAAAACGCTTGACACGGATCTTTCTTTACTATATAATTATGTTGTAAATCTTTACAAAAGGAAATGACTGTTACTACTAATGAACTTGGCCAACAAAATTTGTTTGCCAAAGAGCCAACCATGTACGTTGATCAAACTGAAGCAGAACGTTACGGCTATGAAACATATGCAGAACGTGCTGAAAAACTCAATGGTCGTACTGCCATGATGGGATTTGTAGCAGCCATTGTTTCTTATGCCACTACTGGAAGTATTTTCTTTTTTGGAGCATTTGGATTCTAATATATAGAAAGTTAATTAACTTGATTAATATGACAAATCCAAATGCCCTTTATGAGGATATGCAGAGACTTGACGATATGTACGAAGAGTTAATGTGGCATCCTGATGATGAATTACAATTTACACACGATGGTCAGAAGATCATTATTACAAATAAAACTTTGGAGAAAAAAAATGACTGAACAAGCAGAACGCATTAATGGATGGGCAGCAATGATTGGTGTTATTGCCGCAATTGGATCTTACGCCACAACAGGCCAAATCATTCCTGGTATTTGGTGATGGGATTCATCATAGCATCAATAGTGATTTTAATCCCATTAATAGCTGTGGTAAAAAAATCATGACTTACGATTTTACTATCTTACAAACTTTAATTTTCATTGTCACTCCTTATTTTTTGATGTTAGCTCTTACTAGCAAAGATGAAGATGATGATAACGATATGAGTGGTGGTATGATGATTCCCTCAAATAATACAATTTAATAGTTAAAATATAATAAATATTTGAAAAATCTCCTAACTAGCTACTAGACTAATCTAGTGGTTAGTTAGATTTTTCAGTATCTAATATGAAAGAGAATTCCGATTTAAGTATAAGCAGAAAAGAGTGTCCTAAATGTAGCGCTGTCTGGTTAAACGGACAACATTATTGGTCAGGAACAGGAAAAAAGGGAAATGAACTAGATTTAGCTGGTTTGATATGTAATCAACTTGGTGATTATCAATGTATTAATCCATTAAAAGGAAAAGATGGTGGAGATACTTGGGAAAAAAGACTAGATTTTATTAACAGTCAAGATTTGAGTGGGGAATATGATGCCTAGATCTCAATTGACTAAAATCGATATATTGTCTAGAGTTTTAAAAATTAAAAATCAATTACACGAAGAACAAAATAATAATCAAAACAAAAAAGATACCTATGATATTGCACATAGGTATCTAAATAAAGTTCTTGATGTTATTAATGAATATAGATATTAATTATTTTTTAGTTTCAATAGAAGAAACCACTGGTGGTTCTTCATCTTTGTTCCTAGATGGTTTTGTTTGACCAGTACCACCACCAGCTTTAGCAGGACTAAGCCCAAAAGCTGCTAAGGAACCAGAAAACACAGATGCAATAAAAGTAGGATCGAAGTCAAGAATCTTCTGACCATTTGGTAAACGAACATAGCTAAATGTGAGAAGAGATGCGGACCAAATAAGTACGACAACTTTCACTAGATTTCCTAAAACTTCACTCTTATCTTCATCGCGGTCCTTTTCTTCTACTTTAGCTTTGGATTTATTTCCAAGCATAAGTAATTGATAAAGGCATCTTTATTTATTGATAAATAATTCAAAAAATAAGATGTCAGTTCCAGTAGTAAATATAAGAATTGAAAAGAGTGTTGATTTTGAAAAAGTTTTTACTGTAAAAAATCCTGATAATTCTCTTTTTAATTTAGATGGTTATACAGCTACTTCTAAAATTCGTAAACACCCCACTTCTACAGGTGTTACTACTTTTACTGCTGGTATAACAACATCTACTAGTCAAATTACATTATCACTAACAGAAGCTCAAACTGCAATATTGAAGTCGGGTATTAATGTTTATGATATTGTAATTACAAAAACATCAAATTCAAAAACTTCAAAAATATTTGAAGGAAACGCAACAGTAGTAGATACTTCTTCTCGATAAATAAAATTAAATTGTTATAAAATTATGTCTCAATTAACTGAACAACAGCAACATTTAAAAAATGCATTGCACCAACAAAGAATTTATATTAGTGAATGTACAAAATTAGAATCTGTTTTAGGAGTACGAAAAGAACAGGTTACTAAACTTTCAGGTATTATCGAATATTTAACAACTCTAAAAGTTGAGTTACCTCAAGAAGAACTTGATGGTATCCCAACTGTAGATGAAATGCTTCAGGGTCCAGTTGAAGAATCTATTCCTGAATAAAACCTTCGTTGACAAGGTATTCTCTTGTTAATGGTGTGGGAGGATAAACTTCCCACATTTTTCCACTAGCACAGGCTGAAAGAGCCTTCATAGTCATACCTCCAGTCTTACCTGCCCAAGTTGCTTCTGCTTCCCATGGCCATGCAGATTCGGGATAAGATCTTTCCACCATCTCACGCCATAAAGGTGGGACTGTTTCTTCAGGAAGAATAAGAGCAATCATACTATTGTCAATAGTGCCTGCCATACAATCCTGTGCAGCGTGCCATCCTTCATGACGCATTACTGACATCAACACACCAGGACGACGCATGTGTGCTTTGTTAAGAAAGAAATTATTTCCTACTGTATGGTAAACTCCACGATGTCCTACAGGAAAATATTTTTCATCTGCTAAAAACACCTTAACTCCGATCCGGTCAAGGGAAACAAGCATGTTGTTGAATTCAACAGCAATAGGATAAAAATCGTTAGTATTGGAATACTGACTAGAAATATCCAAAAGACTAAAGATTTGTTCGACTCCATCTTTACATTCCCTCAATAACATACATCCCATTGAGTCCATGGTGTTAAATCCTTTGGTAATCCTATCTTCTGCTAACGTTAAAGTAGGAGTTCCAATAATTCCAACGGTGTTGATTAAACCAATTCCAAACAAACTAAATAAAAATTTTTTCATAATTTAATATCCAAATCATTTTTATTATTTATCTTAAATATATAAGCCTTTGCAGGAAAATCATGCAGAAGTTTGTAAATGCAATAGCAATTTTTTCAGGATTAACATCACTTGCAGTAATTGGTGGTGGTGCATATGTTTATGTAAATATGGAAACTTGGCAATCAGAAGCAAAAGAACGTCTTACTGATCTTGTAACTGGTGCAATCACAGATTCATTGCCCGATTTGATTGATGCATCAATGCCAGATATTCCAAGTGTTCCATCAACAACCGGACCAGCTCTTCCATTTTAATTATGTTAAAACAAAAAAAGGATGAGGTAGAAATACCTGCAACAGTAACAAATAAAAAATCATCAATAAAAATTATTTTAATTGCACTAGGCACTGTGATTGGCATTTCACATCTTGGATTGCTTGGTTATGTACTTAAGGATAATACTCCTACAGTAAAACAAATTCCTACTATTAATATTCCAAAAGGTCCATATTCATCTTATAGGATTAAGGCTGATAAAGATGGATATGAAATTGAATATCGTGCTAATGATCCAGCTGTTTTAGAATCTGAAAAAACATTAGAACTTGATAAGAGTAGAAGGGGATTCTTTGGTGGTGGAACTGAAAAGAGAAATGAATATCGTCGTGATCAATATACTATGGAAGGTGATAAAAATATGAGAGGTGTGATTACAAAAGAGGGAAAGTCTGCAGAAGATATAGAGTGTTTAATCTCCGACGCTGGAGCACGATCACAAGGTGCAATGGCGGGTAGTGCAATTACTGCGGGTATCCTAACTCCTGCCGTAATGAATATTCCTTATATTGGATGGTTAGCTGCCGGGTGGGTAAGTCTTTTAGGAACACAAACAGGAGAAACTCTTGGTTCTGAAATAAGTTCTGTCTTTAATGATTGTTAATGGAAAGAGATGCTATTAATTTAACTCTTATCCATCAATGGATGACAGTTTCTGATGCTACATTATTATTGCATGATGCTTATATGAGATTTCGATCTCATAAAAAATATGGTGGATGGAAAACTGTTCAAACTCTTATGAATATTTCTTATGGAATTTATCAAAGAGAATCCGAAGAATTTTTAAGAGCTAGATTGGATTTAATCAAATCCAAACATAAATAAGTTCAGT